CTTACAAAAGTAGGTCTTACTAATGGAAGAGAAAGCTATCAAAGATCACCAACCTTGCCCAGATTGTGAGTCTAGTGATGCCCTAGCTATCTATTCTGATCACACGTATTGTTTTAGTTGTTTTGAGAGGAAGTGGACTGTGGAAGCAGAAGTTATACCAATGGAACCCAAGGTTAAAAAACCTAGTCTTAAATGGTCAGACCGTAAAATATCTAAAGCTGTGAGTAATTTTTACGATGTACAGGTTACTTATGATTCAGTAGAGTTCCCTTATTTTTTCGAGGGTTTGCAAGTAGCAACAAAATATAGAGACTCTCAAAAAAACTTTAAGACTAAGGGAGACTTTACTGAGTCAGAGATGTTTGGTATCCACACCATGTCCAAGGCGAAGAACCATGAAGTAGGTAATACAGTTATCATCACAGAAGGTGAAGCAGACGCACTATCAGCATTTCAAATAGCTAACCGTATTAAACCCGATGCAGAACACATAGCACTGAAGAAAACATTAGTACCAGTGTTCTCAATCAAGTCGGGTGTGTCCAGTGCAGAGAGAGACATAAAGGCTAATCTTGTCTTGCTAGAGAAGTTTGAGCGTATTTTTATCTGCTTTGACTCTGATGATCAAGGTAAGTTAGCTTCGCGTAAGGTTGCTAAGTTGTTTAGCCCTTCTAAAGCTAGGATTGTTAACCTAGAGTTAAAAGATGCCTGTGAGTACACCTCTAAGTCAATGACAGATGAGTTTATGTCTCACTTAAAAGACGCGACTGTCTATACACCTAGTGGTATTGAGAACGCTTCTAATGACTTTGACCGATTATGGTCTGAGCAGAACCTACAGAGCATAGACTTCCCTTGGAAAGCTTTACAAGACAGAACCTACGGTATAAGACAGCGAGAGATAATCACTTGGGCTGCTGGTACAGGCGTGGGTAAGTCTAGTTTTATGCGCGAACTACAGCACTTCTACTTACAGAGCACCGATATGAACATAGGTATCATTGCCCTAGAAGAGTCAGTAGATCGTACCAGACGTGGAATACTAGCCATAGAAGCTAACGACAAGCTACACTTGAACGAAGTGTTCAGTCAGTACTCTAAGGAAGAGATAAAGAAACACTTTGATAACACCTTGGGTACAGGTAGAGTTTACTTGTATGATCATTTCGGATCAATGAACTGTGAAGACTTGTTGAACAGAGTCAGATATATGGTTGTTGGCTTAGACTGTAAGGTTATCTTTATTGACCACTTGAGTATTTTAGTAAGTGGTCTTGACATACAAGACGAGCGTAAGGCAATAGACAAGACAATGACTATGTTAAGACAGTTGACAGAAGAAACAGGATGTGCTATACACTTGGTAACGCACCTTAGACGTATGAACTCTGATAGGTCACACGAAGATGGTGCAGAGATAAACCTAAGTCATCTTAGAGGCAGTCATGGTATAAGTCAGATAAGCGACACCGTGATAGCCTTGGAACGAGATACTCAGGCTGACGAAGAACGAGAAGCTAACACTACTACAATGCGAGTACTAAAATGTAGATACACTGGAGATGCTGGAGTAGCTGGTAGGTTGTACTACAACAAAATAAATGGTAGATTAGAGGTAGTTAAGGAAGAATTTTAATGTCATATGTTATCTTAGACATAGAAACGGATGGTTTTGACGCTAGTGTGATACACTGTGTTGTCTGTGAAGATCATCATGCAGAACAGAGGGTATTTTATAAACCCGATAACTTGCAAGATTATCTGGCACAATACGACTTAGTTATAGGTCACAATGCGATACAATTTGACTTTCCCATGCTTAAAATGATGTGGGATGTTACAGTTCCTGCTAAAAAACAGTTTGATACCTTGATTGGTTCTAGGTTAATCAAGCCAGATTTGGAAGGTGGACACAGTTTGGAAGCTTGGGGCAACCGTTTAGGCTTTCCTAAGCTACCTCAGCCCGAAGATTGGAAGGTTTTTACACCTGAAATGCTAGAATATTGCAAAATAGATGTAAAAGTGTGCCATTTATTGTACAAAGAGGTGCAATTAAACCTAAAAAAGTTCTCAAAAGAGTCAATTCAGTCAGAATTTATGATGCAACGACTGATAAACAAGGTCAGAGACAACGGATTCTACTTCAAAGAGCAAGAAGCAGTAGAGTTGCTAGAAAAGTTAGAGACAATTAAGGCAGAAATAAGGCAAGAAATCGACAAGGTATTTTTACCAGAGGTAATACAACTAAAAACTAAGACAAAAGAAATACCGTTTAACATCAACAGTAGAGATCAGATAGCCAAGAGATTAATGGCAATAGGCTGGAAACCTTCTGTCTTTACCCCGTCTGGTAAGCCTAAAGTTGATGAAATACAGCTAGGAAAGTTCGATTCTAGGGAATCTAAGATCATTTCTGAGCATTTTACGCTAAATAAACGCACAGCAATGCTAAAATCTTGGATAAAAGCAACAGAACCTGATTTTAGAGTACGTTGTTACTACCACTCGCTAGGTGCAGTGACAAACAGAATGTCTTGTTCTGATCCTAACTTGCAACAAGTCCCTAGTAATCGTAAAATTTACGGAGAAGACTGTAGAAAGTTGTGGTCTTGTCCACCCGGTAATAGGCTCATAGGCTCTGATGCACAGGGTCTGGAGCTACGTGTCCTCGCTCATTACATAAACGATCCAGAGTACACTAGAGAGGTACTGGAGGGTGACGTGCATACTGCTAATCAAAAAGCGGCAGGGTTATCCTCCAGAGATCAAGCTAAGACATTTATCTACGCCTTGTGCTACGGAGCAGGAGATGCCAAGTTAGGTACGGTTGTAGGTGGTAACGCGAAAGATGGTGCTCAGTTAAGAGCAAGTTTCTTTGACAAAATACCAGCTTTCAGAAGATTTAGTCAAGCAGTAATAAGAAAAGGAGAAACACAAGGCAAACTAAAAGCTATAGACGGGAGAATATTAACCGTCCGTAGTCCACACGCCAGTTTGAACACTTTGATACAGGGTAGTTCAGCTATCTTGATGAAGAACTGGTTTATGAACACCGCAATGGACATGAAAAGGAGGAATACCAATGGTAGAGTTATTGCTATGGTACACGATGAAATTATTTTAGAATCTGGTAAAAAAGATGTTGACATCGTAGCAGAGTCTGTTAAACTAGGTATATCACAGGTAAACAAACAATTTGATATTAGATGTGCGTTGGATTGTGATATTAATTTTGGAACTAACTGGAGTGAAATACACTAATGACTTTTCATTATATAGAAGGTAAACTAGAATACGCAATGTTGTTTGATCAAAAAGATATGTTTGATCGTTGGAGCACGGTACTGCTCTTAGAAGGTGATCAGATGAAACAAGCTAAGAAACTTGGGTTAAAAATAAACCAAGTTGAAGAGAAGTTTAATGGAGCACCTTACGTTTCTCTGAAGACCACCATGCCACCTAAGCTGTACGATGCTGATAGTAACGTGTACGATGGGCCTACTAGGTTGGCAACTGGTACGGAGGCAACGGTCAAGCTTACTCAGAAGCCGTATGATAACAAGTTTGGTAAAGGAGTTACCACGTATATAGACAGTGTTAAGATAACTAATCCTGTCGCTTGGATACCCCCCACCGATGATGAGTTTCAGTCTGCGTCAGACACTGAGTTTTAGTGCCTGAGACTGATTACGGTCATTGGGATGTTGATCTGGTAGGCGAGTTTAACCCTGACGAACACTTTGGATTCGTCTACCAGATTACTAATCTTACAAATGACAGGTCTTACATAGGTTGTAAACACCTAATGAAGTACAGTAAAGGTAAACCAATAAAGGCTAGTGAATGGAGAGATTACTGTAGTAGCAGTAAGTATCTTAAACCAGACATAGAAGAATTAGGGAAACAAAACTTTGAATTTAGAATACTTTTATTATGTGCTAACAAGCGTGATCTCTACTATAACGAGATGAAGATACAGATAGAGCTAGGTGTTATAGAATCCGAAGAGTACTACAATGCTAATGTAGGTGGTAAAAGATTCTATAGACCTGTCAAAAGTTACGGAACCGATTTTAAGAATAAAATTAAAGGCATTAAAAACGGTAGATACAGAGGAATGTTTATAGTAACTTACAAAGGTGGTATTACTAACTTAATTAAAAATGTTACCATCAAGGATTTTGCTGAAGAAAACAACTACAATAGAAGATGTCTTTTTAATATAATACATAATAGGCAAAAAACCCATAAAGATATAATTGGATTGGAATACGTAAATGAAAAAGATTGACACATTAGCTAATGATATATACGACTTGCTAGAAAATGGGACTAAATCTCCCAAGCAAGAACACTTGTTTGCAATGGCATCTGAAATTGTAGACTCAATGAAGAAACAGTTGTGGACAGGTACTACCCCCTCTAAAAAAGGTAAGTTACGTATGTCTAATATAGGTAAGCCTTGCACAAGAGCACTGTGGTATGACATAAACGGTGATGAGAAAGCAGAAAGACTTACACCTCAGACTAAGTTAAAGTTTATCGTTGGTGACATAGTAGAATCTGTCATACTATACTTGGTTAAAGAGTCTGGTCACACAGTCACAGACCAACAAAAAGAAGTAGAGTTGCAAGGTATTAAAGGGCATATTGACGCTGTGATAGACGGTGAGTTAGTTGATGTAAAATCCTCAAGCTCTTACGGTATGCGTAAGTTCAAAGAAGGGACATTACCACAAGATGATCCATTTGGTTACATAGGTCAGATAAGTGGGTACGCTACTGCTTTGGGTAAGAAGTCTGGTACGTTCTTAGCCTTTGATAAAAGTGCAGGAGAAATTGCAGTATACAAACATGATGATATAGATGATTCCAATAAAAAGATAAAGCAAGTTTTGTCTGATACTTCTCAAGAGGAGCCACCAGAGAGAGCGTTTGGTACTGTACCTGAGCGTAATACTAAGAAAGCCAAGCTAGGTATAAACTGCTCTTACTGTTCTCACAAGCAGTCTTGTTGGGAAGACAAAGGCTTGACACTAGGGTTTAAAAGTAGTAGACCTGTATTTTACGTAGGGAAACAAGAACATGAAGTTGACTTCTAATTACTTATCTGAAGAGGTTTTAAAAGACATTTCTGATATGTATAGTGTTGATGAGATACTAGATAATATTGGAATGTTACCTCACGATTTAGCTCTGCTGTTAGCAGACGAGATCAAAGAAAACTTAGAAAAATTTGAAAACATACCTGTGGATGCTTATACAAATGAATAAATATGGAATGACACTACCAATATCAGAAGAAATAGATACCGTTAAGTACAGACAAACTGGTGAGGACTTTTATAGCAAGGTGGTACGCATAGCTGAATCCTTGAAAGATAGCCCAGACCACTTTGAGAACTTCAAGGATGCGCTTAGACACATGAGGTTCCTACCTGCTGGTAGGGTACAGAACGCTATGGGTGCTGCAAGACAAACCACCGCTTATAACTGCTTTGTCAGTGGAGTTATAGAAGATAGCATGGACTCTATCATGGGTAGAGCTACAGAAGCTGCTGAGACAATGCGTAGAGGTGGTGGTATAGGCTATGACTTTTCAAGGCTACGTCCTAGAGGAGACAGAATAAAGTCTTTGGACTCTAGGGCATCAGGTGCAGTTAGCTTTATGCAAATTTATGATTCTGTTTGTCAAACCATAGCATCTAGTGGACATCGTAGAGGAGCACAGATGGGTGTCTTACGCATAGACCACCCTGACATTGAACAGTTTATCACCGCTAAGAACAACGGTACAGCCTTAACTGGTTTCAACATTTCAGTAGGTGTAACAGATGAGTTCATGAGATGCCTAGAGAAGAAAGAACCATTCCCTCTACGGTTTGACGGTAGGGTACACGAAGAGGTAGACCCTGTAGCCCTGTGGGACATGGTTATGCGTAGCACATGGGATTGGGCAGAGCCGGGAGTGTTGTTCATAGATACCATTAACAACATGAACAACCTGTACTACTGTGAGAACATAGAGGCAACAAACCCATGTGGTGAGCAACCTCTGCCACCTTACGGTGCTTGTTTGCTAGGTAGTTTTAACCTGACTAAGTACGTGGGGGCAGGAGAGTTCGACTATGGATTGTTCACTGGTGACATACACCATGTAGTCAGAGCTATGGACAACGTGATAGACAGAACCATTTACCCACTTGAGCAACAGCAATTAGAGGCTCAGAGTAAACGTAGGATGGGTTTAGGTATCACAGGACTAGCTAATGCAGGTGAGATGTGTGGTATGCCGTATGCTTCACCAGAGTTTATGAAGTTTACCACCAAGGTTCTAAAGACGATGAGAGATCACACTTATGGTACAAGTGCTCTGTTGGCTAAGGAGAAGGGTAGCTTTCCATTGTATAATAAGGATAAGTACACACAGGGTAAGTTCTTTAAAACTTTGTCTAACTGGGTGCAAGACCAGATCAAAGAGAACGGGTTACGTAACTCTCACTTGACCTCTATTGCACCTACTGGTACAATCAGCCTGACTGCTGACAACGTAAGCTCTGGAATAGAACCACCGTTTAGTTTGTTCTACGACAGGACTATACAAGAGTTCGATGGTCATCAGATACAGAGAGTAGAGGACTACGCCTACAGATTGGGTGTGAATGGTAGGACTGCTAATGAGATCACTGCTGAAGAACACTTAGCAGTACTAGCTCTGACATCTAAGTATATTGACAGTGCTGTCAGTAAGACGTGCAACGTAGGAGACAACGTAACTTACGAGGAGTTCAAAGAGTTGTACTACAATGCTTGGAAGCAAGGGTGCAAGGGTATTACCACGTTTAGAGCTAGTGGTAAACGCTACGGTATCCTCAATGAAGTCAAGGAAGAACCTAAAGCAGAAGCTTGTTTTATAGACCCAGCAACAGGTCAGAAAGAGTGTGAGTAATGCAAGACAAAGATAAAATATGGAAGCTAAAGTGGGCTTCCTCTATTACTCTTATGTTTGCAATGATTCTGACTGCACAGAACGTGTATCCCTATAATTTGTTTTTTCATTTTATAGGGATACTAGGTTGGTTGATTGTGTCTATTAACTGGAACGACAGAGCACTCATAGTGGTCAATAGTGTGGCTATAGCTATACTGACAAATGGTTTGTTTGCTTATCTTATTTCTTAAAGTTTAGTATTATCATACCACACCTTGAACACTTGAGAGAGTCAGGATCAAGCTTGTGCCAAAGTATCCAGCAGATAAATTTACTAAGCACGGTTTTTCTTAGGTTTTTTATGAGTTAATAGCTGAGAATTTTTTGTATGCTTGGCTCCAGTATGTAATTTACCATCAGACATTTTATGTGTTTTTCCTGTGTATAGTTTACCAGCTTTTGTGTAGTGGGGTTTATTTTTCATGCTTTACTCTTCTTTCTACTCTTCTTTTTAGGAAACCCGGCTTTCATGTTCTTATAAGCTTTAGCACTGATAGTTGATTTAGCCTTGCTCCTAGAAGTCCCGGCTTTTTTGCGTTTGTTGATATTATAGTATAAACCCTTCTTTACCATTTCTTACAACTCCAATATCTAGCACTTAGTTTATCAGGTGGACTAGTATCGCACCTGTGTCTTGCACGGAAACTTTTCCTGCGCTTAGGTTGATCCTTTTTGATTGTCATATTAGGATCACCAAAGCGTACCAACTTTACTTTGTCACCCTTCTTAGCTAAGACAGCAAACTTCTTAGACTTGCCGGGTGTTCTCTTAGGCTTGTTATACCCAGAGAAACGTTCTCCCCTATACTCCATTAATAGTATCCTCCGTAACTGTCTGCATCCATGTCGCTAGAGTAACTTCCCCAACCACCTGTAGCATCTCCTTCAGCAGTAGCGTCACCTGTGGAACCTTCTCCGTAGTAATTATCTAATCCAGATAGGTTACGTGCTCCAGCAGCATTAGTTACCATACCGTTATAAGTTACAGCTTGGTTAGGATTAGTAGAGGCTAAATCATCAAAAAAGTTATAGTTATTTAATCCACCAGTTTGAGTAAAACTACCACCCGGCCCACTAATATCACCTGATAGTAAACCACCTTGACTTACAATATTTCCAGTAACTTCGGACGGGTCTTGGTAAGCTCCCATAGCGTTAAACATACCACCTAACAATCCTATGATACTTGATCCGGGTATGGTAGCACCTGCTGCTAAAGAACCTATAGTTCCTAACACACCCCCTACTCTTTGCCCGTCTGTTGCATTTGGATTGTTACTTAAACCAAAAGAGGAAGCAGTAGGGCCACCTAGAATCGCGCCTTCAGTTAAGTCTGCTACGTTTAGGTTTACCTCTGGATCAGACACAGAACCGGGTACTCCTTCTAAAGTATTTGAAAAGTTAATTGGCCCTGTAGAACTTAGTAGTCCTACATCTTGAGGGTTGTAGTCTATATTTGAAATACCTGCATAATTAGGATTAGTGTTTTCTTCATAGTACTGTGTTAAATCGTAAGGGTCTTTACCTATGTTTTGAATAGCTTCCGTTGCTTCTGCGTTTAATCGTGACGATTCTGGAATAGTATTAGTCATTGCAGGGCTGTCCATACGTACAGCAGGTAAAGTTCTTTCTCCTGTACTATCTATAACAACTGTTTCCTCAAACGGAGCATCTATGGGGTAAGTTTTACCCATTCCAAATAAGTTCTGAAAACTATTTATAGGACTAAGTGGAGAAACATCTTGTTGGAAATCCATTATGGCAGTTTGAGCAGCATTGGCTATACTAGGATTAAAGTTAGCCCCTGTCTGAGTAGCTAGGACTTCTCTGGCATGAGCTAAATCACGAAAAGTTATTTCAGCCATTCTTCTTCCCCTTTGCTTTACTATAAGCCCTCGACCCAAACCAAAAACTCACGATTGCTGCAAATATGGCCTGTGTCTCCGAATCCCACACGATCATAATAGACGTGGTAAATGTAGCTCCCTCCTGTGACATAATTGCAACAAGTGAAGATATTTTAACAGTTGCAAACAGTGTGAAAAACAAATAGGTTATCACTGGTCTAACTGATGCACGTAGTTGCGAGACAAATCCATCAGAGGTTAAAGATCGATCATGATCGTAGATGCCTTTTGTTTCAGCTATGTCAGCCTGTGCATCTAGCTCTTCTATTTTAAGTTCACTGAGAGACTCAGCGTACTTAGCTCTAGCTTCCAGCATTGCTAACTCTTGTTTGTTTGCTTGGCTCTGCTTAAAGAAACCTAGCACCTCTGGTACAATAGAACTACCAAAGCCTATTAGTGATCCTAGTATTGATAACATTATTACTTCCTATTTTTCTTTTATTAATACAGTAGTTCCAACTTTACTTTTTGAGTGTTTAACATTTGCATTAGATTTTGTTTTAAAAATTAGTTTATTACCTTTACCATAGTAAAAAAGTTTACCGTTTTTATTTTGTGTAACTTTATATATTTTTCTTGCAGGGTCTTGTTCAACATTGTTAAAGTTTTTTGCTCTTCTTATTGCTATACCTCTTACATTTTTATTTTTACCGTTTTCTTTAACAACAGCGGTATCAAGAGTTTGTTTTAAAATTTCACGGATGTTTCCTTCTTTTACTGCTTTTTTTAATTTTGGAAATTTAATAACATTTTTACTGTGTAAATTATAAGATAAATCTCCTAGTACTACTTTTACATTATTAGGTAAATCAGTAAAACCTTTAAGTGTACGTAAATTAGTCAAATCTTCTTCTATGACTTTATCAATAATTTCTACATTATCTAAATTTAAAAGGGGATACTGTTTTAAAATGTCATATTCACGATCTTCTGTAAGACCAAATTCACCAGTTTTTACATCAGTTCTTACTTTATCCCCACTCCCTTCAAAACCTTTTAATGTATTAAATATTGCTTTCCTTAGGTTAAATGGTGCAACAGGTTCCTCTTTAACAGGTGCAACAGGTTTTGGTAAAAGTCCTTCATTTATTTCTTGTTGCATCATAGCATTATTAGGAGGGTACACCACTTCTTGTTTTGGTAAAAGTCCTTCTTGGCCTACTATATTCTGAATAACTCTATTACTGTCTGTAAGTAACCCTATTTCATTAGCATTAAAAGGAATTTCTGGTACAGGTGGTGCAAGGTTTTGCTCAGTTACTGGTATAATTCCCCTATCATTTGGCATCCTTTCAGGAGGTAATTCTATCTGTGTCTGTGGTATACTATCTAAGTCTATTTGTGGCCCACTTCTACGTTTAGGTTTGTTAATCTCAGGTTGGTTAAGACCTAGTAACCCTTGTATGTTTCCCCAAATACTTTCCATCTTAAAATCTCTTTGTAAATTTAAACTGAAACTGTGCGTTGCCCATAAGGTTATCAAAGCTATTAGGTACGCCATTAGCAGTAGTTGTGGAACCTTGCAAAGACATTTGGCTATTTTGTATACCCATTGGATTAGGTGCTGTAAACTCAGCTTGCATCCGTGTAGGAGCATTTGTACGATAATCAATATCTCCACTTAACAGACCTCCCCCAAGACCAGTTTCATATCCCATATTTACACCATTTATTTTAGGCTGTATGCTCATACCTTCGGGCATTTGACCGGGTAAGTCAGCTACCATTTGATTACCCTGTTCTGCTAATCCTGTTATGTTATCTACTCTGTCCTGACCTAGAGTAAGTCCCATAGCACCCATAGCACCTTTTTCAGCTTTGTCCTCTGCTAAATCTATCACCTGTTCCATCTTAGCAGTATCATTAGTAGGTATTGATCTTAGAGTATCTCCTATGAAACTAAATAAATCCATTATGCTACTCCTTCGGCTATCGCTTTACCCTCTGCTAGACCACTAGGGCCAAGTGTAGGTTCAGCGGTAGTTGTGGGCATTGCCTGAGCAGTCTGCATTAGGTTCATTATATTTTGACCTATCTGTTGTTGCATCATTGCTTGATCTTGTACAGGTGGTTCAGGTTGTACAGGTGCTTGGTTATATGCTTTTACAGGTTGTGCATCTACTTCATCTTCCATAGGAAAGATTTGATTAGCTTCTTCCATATAGTCTGCTACAGATGCTGCCCATAACCCGTTTCTACCTGCTAGTAATCTATCTGAATACTTTTGTGCTCCATCGTACATTTTATTAATTTTAGCTTTTGCGCCAGCAACTTTACTATTACTTTTGTACAGATCGTCTACACTATCACCTTTAGAAAGTTGTTTATTTATATTTGTCCAGTTTGTTGATCCGGGTGCAAATTGTTTTGTCATATACATAAAAGACAAAGGTTTCATAGCACCTTTAGGATCACGGGCTAAGATTCGCCTCATAAATCCCGGTACAATCTCAGCGATAGACAAAGCACCAGAAACAGGGTCTATGTCTAAAGCACCCTTCATAGTTAGAGCTAAGTCATCAAGACCTTTATATGTTTCACCAAACAACTCTTTAAGATTACTATTTCCATTAGGTTTAAGTTTAGCGTTAGCCCAACTATCAGCCCAGTTTTTATATGTAAGTGCTCTGGCAGCATCATTCTTACCAGAAGCAGTGATTAAAGTTCCCCAGTACTCTGTGAACATTAAGTCTTGTGCAAACTTAGCAGAGTCGGGGTCTAGTTGTTTTAAACCTTGTAACATCGACACTGCACCACTTAGATCATCAGTTCCTAAGCGAGTAACAGTTTTACTCATTGCATCTACAAATTCTTGTGCTTGTTTAAAGTTAGGTATTGACTGAGCTTTACGACTTGCTTTTGCAAATTGCTCAGGTGTACCGTCTGCAATGTCTCTTAGTACTTTTTTATAATCAGTTAAAGACTGTAACTTAAATATATCGTCAAGAGCTTTTTGACCTGCTTTTTTACTTTTAAATTGTTTTTGTATGGTATTTTCTACGCCTTCAATTTTTTTCAAAGTAGCTTTAGCCACTGACTTAGCTTGATCTGCACCTTGAGCTACTGCCCTAGCTAAGTCAACATTGTTTTCTCTGATGTAGTTTACACCTATTGATCCTATAAGTTCTTCTCTGGACTGTAAACCTTTTAGCATAGCTTCTTCGCTTGCTTTAAACTTAGGGCCAAAAGCTTCATCTACTTTTTGTAACAAAGTTGTAAGTTCTGCACCTTCAGTACCTTTTACAAAGTCATCTAAATATTTTTGAGAAGTGGTGCTACGAGCTTTTTCTATTTGATTAAACAAGCCGTTCTTTCCTCTGTATATATTGGCAAATTTAGAAAACTCTTTATTAGCAAATTTGTATTGTTTAAGAGGAGCAGTACCAATCATCGCTCTATTCTTTTTATTTTTCATTCTTCCTAGTTCTTTAACAATAGCATTAGATAACTCAAGATTTTCTGCTTTACCTTGGTTACTGGTTTTACCTACTTTGTAAGCTTGGTTTCTTACAAGTTTATCAAACTCAAATAAATCACCTGCTGTTACCTGCTTAAAACCCGGTTTGTTAGATTCTAAAGGTTTAAAGGTGTCTGTATCCCTGTCAAATTTAACTTTATTTTTTAATCTTGAAGGTAAAGCTTGATAGACCAAAGCAGGAGACAGCATATCAGAATCTTTAGACAAACGGTTCATAAAATTAGCTGCTTTTATAGGAGTAATTGTTTTTGCTTTAGCATTTGATATTATAGGCGAACCGTAGTACTTTTCACCAGCAAATAATTTCATACCTTGAGTGTACATAGATTGTAGTTTTTTACCAGCAGTATCTTTAAGACCACGTACAGTAACAGCACTTGCGCTAAGTTTACCTAAAGCAGATTCGTTTATCTTACCCATATTTTTAACAGTGTTGACTAGCAAGTCTCTTTCTTTTTTACTCAAGTTAGATTTTAACTTACTTGCTATGGTAACAGCGTTATCACCTAATTTTATAGATTCATCCATTATAGCTTTATATTTATCTAAAGCAAAAGTCATTTTCTCTATATATTTATCACCAGCAACTTTAAAACCTTGTCCCTCTAGTTTACTAAAAAACAAAGAAGAGACACCACCTTTTTTGTCACTAGTTAGCGTTTTAAGACTAAGTAAAATTGCGTCATCTTCTCCAAGAGTTTGAGAAAACCTTTGCTGTGCTTGTTTAAATTGATCTAAAGTTACGGTATTTACACCTCTTTCTTTAGCAGGAAGTTCGTCAGCAACTTGTTTAACCCTATCAGCTATATTTTTTGCAGAACCTTTTACAGCACCACCTAGAGCAAAGGGTGCTCCTAGTAAAAGACTACCTACTCCTATAATTGCTCCTTCTGTACCTGCACTTTGAAGAACATCTAAAAACGAATCTTTTTGTGTACCTGTAAAAGCTTGTAAACCTTCTACACCTGCACTACCTGCTCCACCGCCTATACCTGACCTTACTGAACGTGCTAAAAGCCCACGTCCTGTTAAAGCTGATAACATACCACTTGCTATACCTGCACCTGCTCTTCCCCCCAGACCTTTGATTGGAGTAGGAAGTGTTATAAGTTCACCTATTACAGCACCTGCACCTATAGCTAACTCTGGTACAATGTCTGCTGAAAAATCATACCTGTCTGTGCTTGTACCGTCTAGTAAGACATTTCTTTCGTCTTTAGGCTCTACACCAATAGCTCTAAGACCTTCAGGTGTTACATAAGGTTGATTACCCCACTCAGTGACACCCCAGTTACCCTTACCAAATCTTTCGTTAAACTCTGCTGCTATTTCATCAGGGTTTCCCCTAGCTAAAGCATTATCAAAACGAGCTTCTAAATCTGGTACACCGTCCCTAATATTATATTCACGTTCTATGTCGTACCCTATACCCATCTCTATCATTTTGCTAGGAAACTTTTGTGCTAGTAAGTTTTCTAACTCACCTTGCTCTAGACCATTAGGTACATTTTGTATTTCAGTACCATCGTCAAATACTACTTTACCCATATTATTTCCTAATCTTGTCTATACTCATAATTTCTACTTTTAAACTGAGATGGTAAGTTATACCCAAAGTTTCTTAGTACACCTGAAGCATCTTTAGCATCTTGTTGAGCAGAACGTATTTCAGAATCTGCTGCTTCTGCTATCATATCAATGTTTGTTAAAAATCCGGGGCCGGGGAGTAACTTATCTATAAGCTCTTGCTCTTGTTTATTTGTTTCTCTACCAAAAATTCTAGAAGCAATCATCTGTCTTTTTAACTTAGCAAGTAAAAATTTAACATCTTGTTCCTCAGTTTTACCTAAGTTAATATTAAAAGCTGCTGCTATGTTTACAAGAGCAGTTTTAGCTGCACCTACACTACCTGTAGCTGCACCACTTGAACTAAGTATCTTTTTAATTTCATTAGCAGCGTCTACTCTACGTATTGCTCCCTGAACTTTACTATATAAATTGTTTACTTCAGAAGTTAACTTTCCTTGTTTAGGAGCGTTCTTTCCTGCTATTTCAGCAGCTTTTAACGCTGCTTCTTGTTGTGCTTTAGCTGTTGCTGCTTCATTAGCCTGTAGAATTAACTCACCTCTGGCTTGTTCTGTGACAAAATTACCACCAAACTGTGCAGGGTCTCTTTGTCCAATTGATTGCACACCTCTGTCAAGTACACGATCAAAAAGATTTTTTACATTATCAATATTACGGGTAAGTAACCCTGCCTGTGCTCCTTTGTTTATAGCTTCTTCACCAAAAGATGCTGGTCTATTGTAGTCTTGTCCCGGTACACCAGCACCTTGTTGAGCATTAGCTTGAGCAATTAATCCCGGTGTATTCATCATAGCTTGTGCAGCTATCTGTTGAGCTTTATCAGCAAAAGGTACATTTTGTGCAGGTGGTAAAGGTGGAATACGTTTATTTTGGTTTCTAATATCACCAGTAGTAGGTGAAACTATATTACCCTGTCTTTCTACTGCTCTTCGTCTTGCGTCATCCCTAAGTCCTTTAAAAAAGTCTGTAAAGCTTGTGTCATATATTCTTGGAAAAACATCAGCCATTATAATAATCCTCTACTTCCAAATATTCTACTGTATACACCTTGTTTAGCTTTACCTGACATAATATTAGCGTTAGATTGATTTAACAGACCCTCTAAAGAAGCTACGTCTACCCCTCTTTGTACTTGATTGTACGATCTTGGATCAATATTTCTAAAGTTAGAGCGACCAGATTGTACTGTAGGTGCTTTAGTAGCAAATTGTCTAGTTGCTTGTTGTTTTCCAGAAGGGGGTGAAGCTGCAAGCATTTGAGCTTTCTTAGTAGTTTTAGAAATATTATCCTTGTAGTATTTTCTTTTAAAAGATTCTTCCATATCTGGTGTAAAATCACCACCAGCCATTTCAATATCATTTACATAATCTTCAAGGTCATTTTTGTAATCTTCTGTTTCAAAAATATCAGTTGCTGTGGAGCTTAAACTTTCTGATATAGAATCACCAATTTTTCCAATAGTGTTATCAAATGTAGTTCCCATAATTATCCCCTTAGCAATCCTAGTCCACCAGCAACTTGAGAAGCAACACTAGGAGTAGGAAATGCTTGACCACCTAGACCTTGTGCAGAACTTTGGTAAGCGGTGCTTGTACCAAGACCAGCAAGACTACCTAAAATGTTTGCATAGTTGATTGCTTGTTTTCTAACAGCTTCTTGCTCTTGTTGAATTAGTCTGGCTGCATCTACTTGACCAGCTTGTGTGTACCCTTCTTGAGCTTTACCTATAGATTCCTGTATTTGAAAAGGCAACGCTGAGGTTTGTGCAACACCTTGTGCATAAGCAGGTAAATCACTTAGTGCTTGTGTTTGACGTTGCTCTGCACCTTGTAAAGCCCCAACTAAACCAGAACGTGTAGATTCTTCTCTCTTTTGTCTTTGTAGCTCCTGTAACTCACCTAGTGCAGTAGAACCTACACCAAATTGTCCAGCATTAATAGCTTGTTCTTGAGCAAGACGTTTGTCACGCTCTGTCATTGCTCTAGCTTGATCTGCTATTGTTCCTATTTGTGCTTGGTACAGTGGGTCAGCTAAAGGGTCTTGTGTAGCAGTTAAAAACCTTTGTTGGTAAGCTTGTTGGATACTGTCTGGTAAACCCACACCACCTTCAGCAGTGCTTGTACCTAATTGGTTAGCAAGTGTACCAAATCCCGACAAAGCTTGTTGTGTCTGAGTCGATTGACCGGGTGTAAGAGCACCTGTGTATAGCGCAGGGTCTTCTGTAAACACTGATTCCAACGTAGGTAGATAGTTTTTTATGAACGGTTCTACCTCTGCGTAAGGTTTAACCTCGCTAGAACCTGCAACTCTTTGAGAGCTAGGTACTTGTACCACCGTTGGTTTAGATTTAAAGACACTTCCCATAACTACACCTTTTTAAAAATTGTTGTACTCTTAGGGATGTAACCTTGAGATGACATAACTTTCTGCCATCCTTTTCTCCCTATCATTTGAAAATGCTTATAACCTAAACTTATGTAGTGATCCTCTACTTTAGGTAAAGCATACTTAAAATTAAACTTACCGCTAATTGCCTCAAAATTTATTACATCTGCTTTAGGATACGCGATAACTCCTACAACAAAAGCTCCGACTACATCACCGTCTTTAACAGAAATCCAGAGATCAGAGATGTTATTTAAGACACGCTTGACTATATCTTCTGTGTCTACTAGCTCTCTATCGCCCTTGGCTACAGACTTGTCTATAAAATCCCAACACTCACTTAGGACTAGAAATTTATTCTTGTATTCTCTATTGACTTTTTTATAACTTAACCCACGCTCCGCTGGAATTGAAAAAGTAAATACCTTCTCCTGATCCGGGATTCCATACTGTTCCATCTGCATATCTTATATCACCTTGACTTGGTTTAGTTGGTTCTACGAACACTACATCTAAATGACCATCTTGTACTGAGTCTAAAATACCTTGTATTGCAAACAGGTTGTTTGTCAAAAGACTAGTTAAATCTTCCGCATCAGAAGTAGGTAACTCAGGAGCAAATCTTAAAAATTCTCTTGCCATTATCTATCCGATACCGCTTCTGATTCAACAGCGTAACCTGACATATTAAACTGATTACCTGTTGTGTTTTCAAACTTTAAAGCTAAGTATCTACCACGTACTCTACAGTCTATTTCACTATCAGTACCTATGGTAAAAGAAACAGGGTCAGAGTAAGATACACCTTGGTTAGCTTGTAGCTCTGCACCTACACTTATGTTAACTGTTCCCGTACCTTCTATTCTTGGAAACACTTTTGTAATACTCTTGACTGCACTAGGACTACCTGCTGTTAATCCTATTCGTTCCATGCGAGAAGTAATAGCAGTACCATCAAATGTAATTCCTGAGTCTGCAAGATAAAGTTTAGTATCATTTGTACCACACATCAGTAGTGAGTCGATTGTAGGGTTGTAAGGTTGTTGCGCCCAAGTAAGAGTATCAGCAGCCCAAGTGGTGCTTGTAGCTGTCCATGTGTTAGCTAGATCAGGGTTTACTATACCTCTGGCTATGTAGTTAACACCCGGTAGAGCACGTATAGACCATGTGTTATCACGGTAGTTCCAGATTAAAGCTTCATCAGGAAAACCGTTTGTAGCGTTTGTCTTGGGATAGCATATCCATACTTCATTTCTAACTTTATTATGTACAAGAAAAGTCTTAGAAGCAGATGCAGAATCAATCTGGCTAAAGAGATAAGTACGTACTTGATCGTCTATGACACTCTTTAGAGTACTACCGTTGTGCATAACAACATCGTTGGTAGATACAAGTACGTGTTCGTTATTGCTTATCTGTACAACTGCATCTCTGGCGAATAAACCTATGTCTTTAAATCTTTCTCTCAAGGCAAAAGTAAATGTACCCCCTGTAAATGTCAGTGAGTAAATACTGTCTTCTTTGTAAACTAGTAAGTCATTACCTAGAGGTATTGCGTTTAACAAGTGACCTTTAGTACCACCCACAGTTATCTGGTTAGATTCTGACGCTGTGCTTGCAGTTGTCCATGTTGTAGAACCGTTGTTAGAAGCTCCTTCAGGAATAGCATCACTCCAACGTATAGAGTATGGCAATGCTGTACCGTTGTCAGTTAAGTTCAGAGCTATTAGGTGGTTTCTAAATGGTACGATAACTTGACACCTAAGAGTACTAGGCCAATGAGCTAGGTCAACAAACCTAGAACCACTTTGTAGGTAACTCTGAGGTACGTCTATACCATTATTAACAACAAGAACACCGCCAAGAGCATCCCCTTGCCAATTTTTCCCGGTGTCTGCCAAAGTTGTATAGGCTCCACTTGATCTCGTGACATCTGCGTGAGTAGTTCCTGTAATCTTATGTAAAGCAGTTAAGCCCCCGTATATCCAAAGGTTAGTAGAAGACTGTCTCCAACTTGTAGTCCAGTAGGGAGCAACTGTAGGGTTTCCTAAAGCTGCTATGTGTCCTTCTATACTACCTGCTTGCTTGTCATTAAAGCGAACATTTTCAACAGATGAAAACATATTAGATGGCATATCATAAGGAGATAGATCAGAGTTAAAGGTAAAACCTGTTTGTAACCCACTTATGTCAAATATTTCTTTAACCACTGCCAGTTTCCGTATCTGTTGTCCAAATAGTATTGTTAAATTCTTGTAAAGCTATATCTATACCATCCTCAGTCTGTATGTTACCACCTGATTCTTGTATCAGATTAAACTTTTCTATAACCCAGTTAGTATCAGCCATTATGTACCCTGCATAGTTAATACGGTTCCACTATATTCTGCTCTGTCTTCTAAGAGCATTACGTCTTGTAGTACCTTAGCGTAAATTCCACCGAACCTTTGAGATTGCTCTGTGTCGTTTAAAAACAATGCCCCTTCAAAACAACTACCAAACAAATATAAGTCAGGATAGTTTTCTAAAATAATATTACTTGTGTTAGAATCTGATAAAGCAGTTAACTTTTGATAATAGTTAATTCCTATTGTATACGCTGCATCAGGTGTAGGTAGTAACTTAATAGTATCACCTACACTTGAGTAAGCTCTTGGGAACCCAGAAGACACACCACCGTACTCTCTAGAAGCAGACTCTAGTGATAAATAGGACAGAGCAAAACTTGCACTAGAGGTATCTCTGGTGATGTTCTTTAGCTCTATGATGTCACTAGGTAGGTTGTAGAAAGCTGTACCAGAAGTTGTCGTAGTTTCTGCTCGTACTACACTTGCTCTGATAAGTAAATCTCTGTTTAACTTACCTTCAGTTAAGGTGATAAAGTCAGGTATATTATCTGTCAGATCGTTTCTGTTTAGATACTTTGCAATACTTGTCTGTAACTCAGAGTAAGTGGATAATGCCATTATATATTACTTTCGTGTGTCCTAAGATAACGCCATTCAGGATCATTAAGAAGCTTTTTAACTTTAGGCATATGATCTTTATTCATCACGTCTACACCTAGCTCACGCTTCCACTTTTCTATTATGATTAAAGGTATGCTTGCAACTTTACGCATATCTTTACCGGGAGAACCAAACTGTGCATCTCCGTTAAATTCTTTTTTGTTTAGTTTAAGCAAAGGCTCTATGTCTTGACTATTTGTAAGTAAGACTTTATCCTCAGCTTCATCATACTTAAATTGTGTTTTAATTGGATCGTTCATTTGTACCTCATAAAGTAAAGGCAGGGGATTTCTCCCCCACCTTACACCGATAGTTTATGATAAGTCGTATACTGCACCTAGAGCAGCTTCGTTTTTACAAACGAGTGTGTACTCACAGATGATAGCTCTTTGCTCACCATCAGAAGTACTTGCTACTTCACGTTGCTCAAACGGACGTAGGTAAGCTACACCGTAGTACTCAGGGTCAAGTAACCATACATCCCTAGAACGCTGAAAGCGGTTAGGAACAACAGCCATCTCACCAAAGTCACTTACGTAGATGTCCATACCACCAATGATACGTTGATCAGAAGTGTCCGTAAAGTTAGATACTCCACTTGCACCACCTACACCAACAAAGCTGGAAAAGGTTTGCTTTTGACTAGGAGCCATCATTAGGTACTTTATGTCTGCACCACTGTCGTAAGATGTTACAATAGCAGCTTTCAACAAAGTTTCAGTAAATGCACGCTGAGTACCATCTGTACGTGCAGCAGCACCTGCTCCAGCACCGTTAGCACCGTTACTAGCTTTACTGATGTTTGTGTTAACCCAAGTAGGAAGACTACCTAGTTTACGCACAGTGCCATCACCTGCCATTGGTATTTTAGCAATATTAACACCAACGAGAGCACGTTCCATGTCTCGCTTTAGCTCTTTAGCTCGTTTAGACATTTGGTAAGCTAATTCTTGCTTACGTCCTGCTTTAGAAACAGCATCAAGAGTTCCAGAAATCAAGCTTGTTTTCAAAGAAATCTGACATATGTTTCCAACTCGCGTTGTAGCAGCAGCTTCAGCAGCGGTGAGAGTTGATCCCTCCTCGTTGAAGTTGTCACCAGCAGCAGCAAGTGAGTCAGTTTGCCATTCGTGGTTTACGGCAATCGCATCTGAGCGACCACCCATAGACATAAATGGAGTTTCAGTTGGAGAAATGTCATAGATAACATTCTCTAAGTCTTCACGTAATCCTACTGAGGAAAACGTGACAGTCACACCTGTTGGTTGTGCCATAGTTCAAGTCCTTTTTGTTAAATTAAATCCATAAACGCATTTGCAGCATCATTGACGTTACCCGTTTTTCTTAGTCTATCGCGTTTTGCTTGAACATCTCTAGCAACCCTTTGCTTCTTAGTCACCGGGACACCTGCTTTAATTACCTTAGCTGGCCCCTTTTTGACTTTAGATGATGTTGAGGAGTTAGCTCTCTCTTGCAACATTGCCTTGTGTAATACAAGTACAACCTTGTGATCAGTAATTCCATTAACATCTTGTTCACTAAAACCCATATTAATAGCAAAGTCTCTTAGTTCAGTTTTTAGATTAGAACTAGGATCAGAGTATTCTGGTAAGGCAGTAGCTAACAACTCAGCTTCTTCCTGTACCTTGTGTTGAATATTCTGGTAAACTTCTTGTTGGGTTTTCTGTTGAACAGCCATCTGCTCTTGTTTGACCTGATTAACTTTGTCTTTAGCGTCTTGGAACTCAATTCGTTTCTCCATGTATTCTACTGGATCATCTTCTTTGAGAGAAGACCAATCTAACTCTTGATACTTTTTAAGTTCAAGATTTTGATAGTTCTCCATATTAGCTAAGACTTGTTGATACTGATCTCGCTCTTGTTGAACAGATTGTAGGTTTGCTTCGTATGCTTTTCGCATTTCAGCTACAGACTGAGATTTCTTGGTATAGTCAGACTGCCTTTGATAACCGTTTCTAAGTTCATCAAGGTCAACTTCAAATTCTTCGCCATCTACCTTTACGGTATAGCTTGGGGAAGTTTCTTGAATCTCTTCTTCTTCGGATACCTCTACTTCTTCAACCTCTTCCACGTAGTCTTCTTCCTGTGTCTGTTCAGACAAAACAAGTGACTCTTCTTCTTCCGTAGGTTGCTCGTTAGATGCTTGCTCTGGATTAGTACCTTGACTTCCAAACATGACATCGTACATTTCTAATTGCTTACTTCCAGCGACTTCCTGTGAAGGATTAGTCTCTTTCTCTTCCATGTGTAACTCCTAAGAATTTTCTATTAAATTGTTATCCATACACGCTTGTAAATCGTCAAGAATAGATTTCAATGCTTGCACTTTGTACCAGTAATGATCCCTGTCTTCTTGTTTATCAGCGTGTTTCCATTGCTCTATCAGTGATAGTTCAATATCTGCAACCACTTCCTGAAATACTTCGTTATCTAAAATACTTGAGGCTTGGGCTGACTTTTCTCTTACATCCGTCATTATGTTTTAATTAAAAAGTTAATCGGAATCTGTGCTACAACTGCTGAACCACTGCCAGCTACTGCTGATTGTGATGTACCTAAACTATTAGAACCACCTACACCTATGGGCAAGAATGATCTAAAGTCTGGTACTTTAAAATCTGATCCAGATGTACCGAATGTAGTACCTATTATAGCGTACAATGCTGAGTAGGTAGAAGTACTAAAAGCATCTCCGTTGCACAGTAGCCAATCTTTAATACCCGAAATAGTTTCAGTTGTTGGTGTAGTGTTTGAACCAAACATTACTATATGCCCCGGCTCGAAACCTAACTTGTTCATTTGTGCAGATGATTGACTAACTGCTGTTGTGGCTAGGTTGGGGAATTGTGATTTTAGAACACTCTTGACAAGGCGTATGTGGTCATCACCTTCAGAAATGTTATCACTTGCTGCTGGATTAGCCGTGACTAATTGGGAAATAAAACTTGCTGATTCGACTGTCATTGTCCGTCCTTACTTAATTATATCAAAGTTAAAGTGTAAAGTCAAGCGTTTTTTCTTGATCTATTAAAATATAAGCTCCTTCTTTAGTAGCCCACACTTGACTATGACCTATAAAAGATTTAAATTCGTGTATCTTATAGTCTAGGTAAAATACAAACTTATTAGAACTATAAAAACATTCTTGGTTACTTAGAGCAATATAAACAGCACTGTCTATTTCTTCTTGACTTGTAGCTTCTTCTAACATGACTAAAAAATGGGGTGTCTTACAGGCAAAACTTGTCATCAAAGGTTCACCTTTTTTGTTCTCAGCTTTGGCACTAGAAGTATACAATAATATTGCAAGTATACTAAGTAATTGGAGGATGCTTACCATTGTGCATTTTTTCAAGTTTTGAAATCCTTTCTCCGTTAGAACTAGCCATCACAAGTATTCTTTCTAGTTCTCTATTGTTTTTTTCCAAACGATCAGGAGACATTATTCCTGATAACACAGTAGTCTTTTGTGCGTTTAGATCAATAGCGTTTTCTTGTGCGTCTGTCCGTTTATCCAAGTCTCTTAGTCTAGATTCGTAATCAGATTTAATATCATTTAGCTGCTCTATGACAGAAGATAACTTTTGTTTGACTATAGTAGCTGCTGACACTATTGATATAAGCATACCACCTATAGTCATTATTAACCTTGCATCTATCTCCACTTCGGTTACTCTACTTCAACCCAGCCTTTAGAATTGTCGGCCTGATATACATCTTCATCCCACTGGTACATTTTGTCATCGTCTGGGTGTGCAACAGGTGGTTGCCAGTCATCATTAGAGTCTAATGACCATGATCCAAAAGGTTGTGGTGCAATGAATTTGTCTTTGTCAGCATCGTATGTAAATCCAATGCCAGCATATTGCTTTCGGATGTTGTTATTGTAGCTGGTCTTTACCCAATCATCTGCGTGGACGTTAGCCTGTAGCCAATCGATACACGCTTGCTCACCGTCATTGGTTTCCATGTCATTGTCCATCACTAAGACTTGAACAACAATGTTATCTGAATTTACTTGAGCGTAGTGTGCCATTATTTAATCACCTTTAGTTCTGGCTCCAGTATTTCTGGAGGTTGTGGGTTTTGTTTTTGAGTTTTACCTTTAATGAAAGCATCGCACTTTCCCCATTCCATCATTGAGGGAAAAATACTTATGATCTGACCTTGGATTGTTACAATCGGAACAGGAGGGTTTGCCATGCAAAGGACTTCTCCTTCCGCCTGACTCTCCATTGAATGACTGCACGTACCGCAACTTTTTTTCATATTAATTCCTATTTATATTTGTATCTAATGATTACAACACCTGAACCGCCTGCGTCACCATTTCCGCCAGCACCATTTCCACCGCCTCCGCCACCGCCAGTATTCGCTGTTCCAGCGGAAGAACTAGAAACCTCTCCTTGTCCACCGCCACCGTTTCCACCTGCGCCTCCTG